CACAGCGCAGAAAAGGTATGTCGACAATCGTGCGGCGTGTGTTTCGGATTTCCGACTATTCCCAAACGTTCCAGTGTAGGATAGAACAACGCTTTTCTATGGTGTTGCTGAGTATATACACATAGTTTTCCATCTTGTGCCAGCACTTTCTGTTCAGCAAAATGGTATATGGCAGGATGTATCGGAACAATTCTGTTTTTACCGGCTTTTGTTTTGATTCCACCTTGAAAGTATTTCTCTTCCAAGTTGGTCGTAAGTTTTAACACTTCACCAATTCTCCAACCAGAATAGCACATAATAAGAATGAGCTGTACTTCTGGATCATCGGTATTATTCCACAGTACCTGCATCTCCTGATCAGAAAATGGCGTTCCATGTTCGGCGTCATTATCAGCATTGACATGGACGTATAACGCCTTGTTTTCCGTTACGATTTCTGAGTAGACTGCATATTTATACATCTGCTTAAACAGAGTCAAAATAGCCATCTGGCTTTGCTTTTTCAACTTGCAATCATCAATAACCTTTTGCATATCAGGAGCCTTTAAATCTTCGAATATGCGATTGTGCAGAACAGTACAGTTTGTATAAGCTGTCCGATATGCTTCCTTTGAACTGTATGACAGCTTCGTCCCCTCTGGGAACTTCCACGCATAAAATTGCTTATATACATCTGAGAACGTCAATTTCTTGATTTCCGGGTGCTTATCCTCTACGCCCTTGATTGTATTGTAGTCGGCAATTAAGCGGTTCACAAGGGCATCTATGTCCATTGTAGGAGACACCTCGAGTGTTCGCTCCATGCCGGGCTGATACGTGCCGGCTTTGTATGCTGTCAGAACAGTGAAGCCTTTTATCCAGTCATCTACGTAACAGATCGCAGGTGGGCGTTTTAGTTTGCCAGCAGCGTCCGGTGTAGCTGGTGGATGCACTGCAAAGCAGTTTCTCCGGTTCTTGCCAAGATACCGGATAGAGCCGAAGTTATTCGGCAGTTTTGGATATTTCTTTCTTTTCTTCGCCATTTTTATTCCTCTTTTCTTTATGTAGCTGTTTTTAGGTATAAAAATAACAGTCGAACAAATTTTCTGTCTTGTTCGACTGCTCCGAAGATGATACAATATGTTTGCCAGAATATTACATTTCTTCGGAGATGTATAAACGCCGTCTCGGTACGCCAATACCGGGCGGTTTTTTATTTAATTATGTGATTTCCAATTTACTCTCATTACAATTCCTACAATCCAATAAATTCCACCAGTGAAGATTCCTAAGATAAAAATCCAAAACCAACTTAAATACCATGGCATTTTCCGCTTTATATACGGTGTACCTGAACTCGCCGCTGAGGACGCAGAGGAAGATGCGGAATTGTTAATGATGATATCTCTATTATTAGAAGTCAATTGCTCTACTTGTTTTCCACACTTAGGACACACTACACAGTCGTCGTCAATAAGTTCTCCGCAGTGCTTACAATATTTTTTCTTTTCATTCATGATAAACACCCTCCTGATATGTTTTCGCCACACTTCGCACTTTTTATGCGGATTATGTATTTTGTACCGCTGATTTTGCAATATTATGTAAAGTACGGTTATTCGTGGTATTTTTATTTTATCATTTTAAGAGCATATTGTAAAGATTTAGAACGAAATAGAGTGATTTAGATGAATAAGAAATGTTTTAAGTATTTTGTACTTCTCTTGCTGATCTATAAGGTATTTAGTCTTGTATATACCCCACAAAAGATAATTTCCAACAATAATCAGAAAGATATGCAGATAGTTCATTTGTACACGGTATATCAGGACAATTCCGCCCAGAAGTGTCCACATACAAACAACGGCGGTGGAAAAGTTTGCGATCTCGCATTTTCCCTCTGTGAAAGCATAATTTTCTTTGAGATTGCAAAGTTTGTGTATGAAATAACAAAAGTCCATGTGTATATTTGGCAGTTGCCAAGAGTCGGGATAGGTGGTATAATGACAAAAACGAACTAATGTTCGGTTCTATTTCCCACAGCCGGACATATACTGTAGTGTAAGTGGTAGTTGCGACAGGGAGGGCTATTTATGGATTATAAAAAAGAGATTATTGAGATGATAGAAAATACTGAGAATGAGGGTAAATTGAAATTTATCTATATGGTTCTTATTAAGTACCTGAAATCAAAGAAGCAAGGGGATTAACCCTTGCTCTTTTTGTTTAGCGATGAAACTATTTGTTTTATTGCTTTCTTATCTTCTTTATCGAGCGTCCTATATTCCTCGATAAAATCTAAGATGTCAGGTTCCGACATAAGGTTTCCAATTATAACTGCATAATCGTCATCGCTTTTAGAACCCATGAGATATGTTGGTGTTACTTCCAAAGCGCCACATAGAAGCTCAATGGTGTCCATATCTGGTTTGCACTTATCTTTTTCCCAGTCACTAATTGAATTATGCTTTGCATTGATTTTTTCTGCAAGTTGCTTCTGAGTCAGCTTCTTTGCCGTTCTGGCTTGCTTGATTTTCTCGCCAAATGTCATTATCGGTTCCTCCTTTCATGATTAATAATAATATAGAAATTTCGAACTGTCAATAAAATAATTTCGATTTTCTCGAAATTTCTTCTTGACATTCGGATATTTCGAAGTTATACTGTAATTGTTCGATGAGAACGAAATTCAAACAGAAAGGAGAAATGAAAATGTGCGTTGGTAAAAAAATTAAGTCATACCTTGAGAACAACGGCATAACACAGACATTTGTCGCCAACAAAACTGGCATTCCTGTTCAGAAACTCAATCTTTCTCTCAATGGAAATCGCAGATTAGATTTCGATGAATACGAATTAATTTGCGGGGCGTTATCTGTTGGGACTGACAAGTTTCTTGAACCGAAAATTCCAGAGCAGAAAGGAGTATAAATGGACGCATTACAATTTAATAAAGCCGTCAGCCAGCACTGCAAAGAATCTGATGGAGACTGTTGCAAATGTGACCTACGGCTTTACTGTTACCTATCGCCAAGTGAGCGACCAGATGAGTTAGTGAGCCTGGTTATTGATTTTTTTGCATAACCACATTGAAAACCATGGTCATTATACCCATCACAGTGCGGCTTCATTTCCGTGTATTGATGATATGGACATGAGCACCGCAGTAGGCGGCGACTGTTACCAGAAACCTCATACTCTTCATAAACAGTCACATGTTAGTGAATCTTGTGGCAATGATACAGTCGTGTAAATTGTTTCAACCATATAATTCCCCTTTCGTTATACTCGGCATGTCGGTGTCTGTAAATGCATTATAGGTAGAGGGGAAAGGAAATACAATAGGTTGAATAAAAATCGTATTAAGAGATAAAAGCAAAGTAAGGAGGTAAAAAATATGAAACGCCATCCGATTATGGAATATGTGATTCCAGCAATTGTAGCAAGTGTGACAACAGTTTTAATCCGTTTAGTGCTAGGGTGGTAAGAATTGAAGCAATAATGAAAGGAGTAAATATATGAGCGAAGTTGATGCTTACATCAAGGAAAATACAAGGAGGAAAACCAATCAATGAAAAAAAATTCGAACTGACAGCAGAGTCAAAAATCAACATCTTTGGAAAGAAGCTTTTCCGTATCAAGGTGCTTATATCATTTGGAGATGTAGAAGAGGGAGAAACTGGTGGGTGGATTGAGAAAGAGGAAAACCTTGAACAGTCCTCCGGCGATGCATGGGTCTACGGCGATGCAAGGGTCTCCGGCGATGCAGACTATACAACCATTCATGGTTTCGGCACTCAGTTCCGTACAACTACATTCTTTCAGTGCGAAGATAAGCAGATCAGAGTATCTTGCGGTTGTTTCTTAGGAACAATTCCAGAGTTCCGCGAACAGGTAAAAAATACCAGAGAGGGCAAAATTGCGGAAGAGTACCTTATGATTGCCGACCTGATGGAAAAGCATTTTGTAAAAGAAAAAGAAAGTGGTGAATAATTATGACCCCAGAAGAAGTAAACCTTTACGTCAAAGAAAATGCAGAAGTTCATCAGTTCGCTGCAGAGGTTGCAAGAATCATATCAGGCATTCCACAGATGCCGGAATTCTCGTCAGAAATTCTGACCGTAGCCGACGCGAGCCAATTGATCGGACTTCCTGTTACAGCAATCCGGGCAGGGATTGTGTACGGATGGTTGCCGATTGGCGTGGCTGTGCAGAATAACAAGCCAGCAAAAAGTCTTTCCGGTGGACGAATCACATACATCATAAGCCCTAGGAAAGTCTATGAAGTAACTGGTCATGTCTGGAAAGGCAAAGAGGCTCTCAATAAGTGAGTGCCCCGGAGGGAGATGACGCCTCCACCCCGGAGCTTTGCACCACTAAAACGCCTTAGTGGATAGATACATTATAGTTCTCTATCTGCTAATTGTAAAGACAAATAAGAAAAAATAAGGAGAAATTAGCTAGATATGAGTGAAATTAAAAACGAAAATCAGCCGACATGGGCTGACATCGAAGTAGCACTTGCGACTGAAATTGTCGAAGAAAGCAAGAAAAAGTCAAAAAGATGGTTCACGGCATGGATTGTGACGGCCGCCGCACTGGTAGCGAGCAACCTTGCGTGGATTGCAGGAGAAATGAAATAAAATGAAAGAGTATATGCTGATCGCCGTCTGCATGCTCGCCGGGAAATATGTGGATATACCTATCTGGCTAAACATCTTTTTTGGTATCTCGGCAGCATGGGCGGTGCGCCAGATGAAAGCAGACTGGCAATAGGAAATAAGGAGGATAAGAAGATGTTCGAGAAAGAGATTGATGAAATTTACGAACTCTGTAAAAGAATCGTGAACGAAGTTCCGGCAGCAAATATCACCTTTGATTTTTCGGGCTACGGTTTGGAAGTAAGAGGGGTTAAAAGGAAAGAAGATGTTCTCCTTCCCAAAGACAAATTTAAATGGGATTTATATCAGAATGTATCTTTTAATCCATTTTCTGAGAAAGAAAGTCGTGAAAAGCTCAATAAAATCAAAGCATTCTTGTTGGAACTTCTGATAGATGGGAAGTGTCCAAATGAGTAAGCAGATAGCAATTATGAAACTTCTTCCCAGTCTGGAGATAGCAGGATGTATTAATGAACTGCTTAGAGAGCTTCAATCCAGAGGTGATTACATTCTGGACTATGAAAACTGTGACATGTCTTTGGACCATGTGGAGTACCATAAAGCCGAAGATATTGATGGAGAGAAGTCCGGGGATGTTTCAGACAACCTATACTGCTTTTTCAAGGCGGTGTGAACATGGACGAGAGGATTAATGAGGTCCTGAGACTGATTGATATACAGCTTGCCACAGTCCCGGATAACCCCATTGAAGAATCATATAAGGCAAGAACATTGGCGAGCTACGTACAGGCTCTAAATGGGCTTTTAACGGCTCAGAAATCGTATAAGGAGGAAACGAATGAGTGAATTTGAAATCCGTATTCCGGCAAGAAAGAAACAACTGGTAACCGGAAAAGACAATCAGGTTGTAAAGGTTTCATCAGACGCATACAACGCACTGGTCGAAATCTATAACGAATCAACCTTATCAATGAAAGATATTGCAAGTTTGCTGATTATCGAGGGCAGTAAACATGTAGTTTATGACAAGGAGGAATAGCAATGGCAACACCCGTATTAATTATTGGAAAATCTGGTTCTGGCAAGAGCACCAGTCTTAGAAACTGCCAGAATGAACATTGGAATCTTATTAGAGTATTGAATAAACCGCTTCCGTTTAAAGGAAAGATTGACGGATGGTTTACAGATGATTACCAACAGGTAATGAAGTGTCTGATCGCATCAAAAGCGGAGTCAATTGTGATTGATGATGCAGGATATCTTATTACGAATCATTTCATGAAGGGACACGCTTCTGCCGGAAAAGGCAATGCAGTGTTCGCTCTGTACAATGATATTGGAGACTATTTCTGGAATCTTATCCAGTTCATTGTAACAAAAGTACCGCAGAATAAAATTGTTTACCTTATGATGCATGAGGAAAAAGATGACTCCGGGGAAGTAAAGCCTAAGACAATTGGTAAGCTTCTGGACGAAAAAGTTTGCATCGAGGGCATGTTTACCATCGTTCTTCGATGCATCGAAGAGAGTGGAAAGCACTTATTTGTCACTCAGTCCAGTCAGGGAGCGGTAAGTAAGTCCCCGATCGGGATGTTTGACAGTTTAACTATTGATAACGACCTTGCAGAAGTTGACAAGGTTATCAGAGATTATTATGAATTAGGAGGAACAGACAATGCAGAAACCAAATAATTACGATACTACACAGGCAGCAGGAGAATTTGAACCGATTGCTCTTGGCGGGCACAAAATGGTAATTAAGCAGGTATCAGAGAAAAAAACACAGGGTGGACTTGATATGCTCGTTATCTTGTTTGATTTTGCAGAAGGAGACGAACAGGCGGGGTACTTTATGAAGCAGTTTGAAAATGATATCCGTCCAGACAAGAAATATCCGAATGCCGGCACTAACTATATGATTATTGATGAAAACGTTGATTATGGCGTTCGCAATCTCAAGACTTTTATTACTTGCGTGGAAAAATCCAACCCTGGATTTGCAGTTAAATGGGGTGACAATTTCGGGCAGCAGTTCAAGAGTAAACTGATCGGCGGTGTCTTTGGGGTTGAAAAAGACTGGTACGATAATAGAGAAATTAATCGTCACAAGCTTGCCCGATTCCGCAGTATTGAAGGAATAAATGATGCTGATATTCCAAAAGAGCGTACTACAAAGGCCTATGATGATCATCTAAGGGAAGAAACTATCATGGGGGCGAGTCCAGCAGGAACTGATTTTATGAGTATTCCGGATAGTGTACAGGAAGAGCTCCCATTCAATTAAAAGGATGTGTTTTTAATGGTTATACAGACAGACACAAGAGAACATAAAAAGGAATGGGAACGGATTCAAAAGCAGTTTGACAGTCTTGGAGTACAGTATTTCCGATCGAAGTTATACTGCGGAGATTATCAGTCGTTAGACAACGCAAAACTCTGTATTGACCGTAAAAAGGATTTACAAGAGCTTTGTGGAAATGTCTGCCAGCAACACGAAAGATTCAAGGCAGAACTTATCAGGGCACGTGAAGCCGGTATTCAGCTGATTATCCTATGTGAACATGGACCAGATATTAAATCAGTTGGCGATGTGTATTTTTGGGAGAACCCAAGGAAACACAAAGTTATCTGGAGGACGATAAACGGCAAAAAAGTAAAGACTGTAATCTCTGACAAGGCTGTTGATGGCTGCCAGTTGTATAAATCTCTCTGCACAATCAGAGATAGATACGGAGTCCGATTTGAATTCTGCACGAAAGAAGAAACTGGGTGGCGGATCGTGGAGCTGCTGTCATGACTAAGGGAGAAATCAAACAGTCAGTAAAAATGCCAGAAATTCTCTCCAGGTACGGGCTAAGGCCGAATAGAGCAGGATTTATATGTTGCCCTTTTCACAAGGAAAAGTCAGCATCCTGCAAAATCTACGATGATTCCTTTTACTGTTTCGGCTGTGGAACTGGCGGTGATGTGTTTGATTTTGTGATGCAATACGAATCCGTCCCTTTTAGTACGGCGTTTATTGAGCTGGGTGGCACTTATATATCAAAAAAAGGTAAAAGCCGCAACCAGATCAGACATGAAATGCGAGATATTAAATCAAAAAAACACAACCCTGTTCAGGATCCTAATGAGATTGAGCAGGTAGAAAAGAACATACTTATGTACGAAACAGCACTAAAAACGTTCCCTCCTGATTCAGAAGAGTGGTATATGTGCCAGTTTAATCTTGAGAAAGAAAAAAGCAGATACGAAATGTTATCAGCTAAGTCAGGAGGTGAGAAAAATTCTTGAAAATATTGAAAACTTACAGGCACAAGACTTTATGGAAAAGCAGTTGTATGAAGAGCTTTTTTCAGTAAAAAGTAAAATTGACCGCTCAGAAATCAAGTTTAAGCTGATGGACCGGGCAAAAAGTGTGAAAGCGAAGCATATAGCAGGAGAGTTCATAAAGGAATTCCAGAAAGCAGAACAGGAAAAGGAAAAAGAAGAAAAAGTAAATCGTTCTATGCAGTTAGTTGAAAACATCACAAACTTTTATCCTGATTCTGTTGATAAGGAATATCCTAACATGGCTTGTGGTAGCTGGATAGCTACAGAGAACGGAATATTTTCCTCTGAAACATCTAAGGCAAGAGAACTTGTATGTCACCACCCGATCATGCCGATACGTCGTCTAAAAAACATCGAGACAGGAGAGGAACAGATCACGGTGGCTTTTAAAAGGGATGGATATTGGACAGAAATAACTGTTCCAAAAATTGACATTGTGACTTCCAGGGCAATAACTAATCTTGCAAGGTTCGGGGTGCAGGTCAACTCAGAGAATGCAAGGCTTCTCGTAAAGTATCTGGCGGATGTTGAAATGTACAATGCCGATATGATCGACATACAGCACTCTACAAGCAAACTGGGGTGGCATGGTAATACATTTGTACCTTACGACCTTTCAATCGTTTTTGATGGCGAATACCGCTTTAAAACACTATTCCAGAGTATACAGGAAAGTGGAGACTACTTCAAGTGGGTGACTCTGGCCAAACAGTTACGGTCGTGCGGACGATTAGAACCACGAATAGCACTGGCGGCATCTTTTGCAAGTGTGCTTGTGCAACCACTTGACGCGCTGCCATTCATTGTGGATTTCTACGGACAGACGGGCGGCGGCAAGACAGTAACGATCAACATAGCTGCATCTATCTGGGGAAACCCGTCGCCAGGATCCTACGTTGGGAATTTCCGGTCAACAGATACATCATTGGAGACAAGGGCAGATATGCTCAATAACTTTCCGATGATTCTGGACGACTCGAAGAATGCTTCTCAGTATATCCGGGATAACTACGAAACATTGATTTACAATCTCTGTTCTGGCAAAGGAAAAGCACGTTCAAATAAGGACCTCGGAGCAGCTAAGGAAAATACATGGAGTAATGTGACTATTTGCAACGGTGAGAACCCTATTTCGGAATTTGCAGATTCCGGCGGAGCTATCAACAGAATTATTGAAATTGAATGTTGTGAGGATATTTACGAGAATCCAGCAGAGATTAACGGCATTGTCGTGAAGAACTACGGCTTTGCTGGAAGAGTGTTCGTTGGAAATCTCAAACAGTTCACATCGGATGATCTGAAAGAAATGAAAGCCGAAATTGAGAAAGGTTTTGACGGATATGACTTTCCAGCAAAGCAGGTAATGGCAATATCTACACTTCTGCTGGCTGACAAATTAGCTACAGATTTCATATTTAAGGATGGACGTGAGCTGACGGTCGAGGACGTTGTAGACATACCTACACGCAAGAAAGATGTATCAGAAGGTCAGAGATGCTATGAATTCATTCTTGAAAGTCTCTCAGTGTACGGACAGCACTTTGATGCGCAATTTAGCTGTGATCAGTGGGGATTCAAGGAAACGCCAGATGAATATGGAGATGTATATGTATATTTTTATCCGAAACCTCTTGAAAACCTTTTGAAGAACAATGGATTCTCCAGAAAAGCCTTTTCGGCCTGGGCGATTAATCGAGAGTTAATCAAGCACACAGGAAAAAGAGATACGGTACTAAAAAGAGACGGTGGAAGTGTAATGAGGCTTATTGCGGTAAAGATTGTTGATATAAAAAGTCTTGAAAACGAGCAAGAAAATGAGGTTATTGAAACTGGTTTTCTGCCAGCTGATGCCGAAACAAATGTTCCGTTTTCGTAATTTGTAACCATGTAACCGTTGTAACACGAAAAAAAACATCCTATAGGAGAAAGTTTGAGAGTGTATAAAAAACATATACTCTAGTGATTCTCCTATATAAAAACCTTGGTTACATTGGTTACACGGTTACACACCTCTGAAGCCCACATAAAATAAGGGTTTGTGGCGTAACCAGTGGATTAAAAAAGCCGGTTACACACGGGTTACAAAATTAAAAAGTATATGCAATTAGATTTATTATAACAAAATTAACTGAATATTGCAAAAATATTCAGTTAACATAATTATTACAAGGAGTGGTTACAAAATGAAAAAAGACGATCTCAATAAAAAGCAAAGATATGCATTAGATACAATGCTGTCTGGCAGTAATGTTTTTCTGACAGGTGACGCAGGAACAGGCAAGACAACGGTTATCCAAACGTTCATCGATGAGGCGGAAAAAGCTGGTAAAAATATTCTGGTATCCGCCACTACTGGAATTGCAGCGGATAATATCGGATATGGGGCAACTACCGTACACCGAGCATTGAATATTTCAATTAAATTTGAGGACTATAAGAAAAAGGTGAAATCCAGAGCTGAACTTCTGAAAGAAGCAGATGTTCTTATCATTGATGAAATCAGCATGTGCCGGTTCGATTTGTTCAATATGATTGCAAAGACGATCATCACGGAGAATGAAGAGAGAGCAGTTGACAGACTTCTGATCGGAGAGGACAAAGAAGACATTCAGTTAATCGTGATAGGTGATTTCTACCAGCTTCCGCCAGTTATTACGACAGACGATCGAAAAATTCTCTGTCGGATGTATGGATCTGATTATGGAAAGGGTGGAAAGTATGAACATGGATATGCTTTCATGTCTGAATACTGGAAAGAAATGGGATTTGAATATATCAAACTTGATGAGGTATGCAGGCAGAATGATGAGGGATTTAAGTATGTGCTGAATGATATTAAATATGGCAACAATATTAGAAAATCCATTGCATATCTGGAGAACAACGAATCAGACAAAGTTATACCGGAAGCGCCGTTCTTGGTTGGCACTAATGCAGAAGCTGACAGAATTAACAATACTTTCCTTGGCAAGTTGGATAAAAAGACCGAAAAAGTGTTTCATGCAGCAGTTGACGGCGAGCTAACATCTGCCGATATTAAGAACATTGCATTTGCCAGAGAGGACTTAATTCTTAACATCGGTGCAAAAGTGATGATTACAGTCAATGATTTGTCTGGAAACTACGTTAATGGAACGATTGGCATCATTCAGAAAATTGTGGAAAACGGAGAATTTGAAGAATCTTATCTGGTTATCAAAACTGATAAGGGCAAAACAGTTAGCTTATATAGATACAATAAAGACATTGAGAAACAGGTTATTGAGGAATCCGAACAAGAAAAGGATGGTCGGAAGATCGTGAAAGAGAAGATTGTCCGTAAGAAAGTAGGCTCTTTCTCTCAGTTCCCGGTAAAACTTGCCTGGGCAATCAGCATTCATAAATCACAGGGACAGACATTTGAAAAAATCAACATTGACCCTTGCTGTTGGGATCCTGGACAGTTCTATGTGGCTGTTTCCCGGGCTAAATCAGCTAACGGCATACATTTTATCAGACCGATAAAACAGAGCTATATAAAGGCGTTTAGCAAGGATAACGAGCGACTTCTTGAACAGAGTTTTGAGGTAGAAGAAGGTGCGTAAGTATGAGAGTGACGCATGAGCAGATACCGAACACCATAAAGTTTTTACAGATTGACTTTCCGGCACTGGTCCTCCAGACTGCCGGAATTGAGGCAAAAGATGAATACTGGCAGCAGGTAGTTGAACAGATCCATGTTGTATCTGAAAAATATAACAAAAATGGATTTGTAGATCACATGCTTGTTGCTTATTCGAATTATCTTTCCAAGATGTTTAATAAGGCAAAAGAATTGGAAAAGGAGAATCAAAATGCCGTACAACACAAAGAATAGATACGAACAGGGACAGGCTCTCAGGAAAGAAATTTATATGTATATCGTCAGTTATATTAAACTGGTTGGATATGCACCGTCGATTACAGAGATTTCTGAAAGGGTGGATGCCGGGAGAGCTACGGTCTGGAAGCATATCAATAATCTGGTTGATGATGGTTTGCTCAAGACGAACCACCCCAGTACCGACAGAGCATATACTCCGGTTGGGTACGGAACAAGAAAGATAGGCAAGGAGATAAAATGAAACTTTATGACATTGTTGCAGCAGACGGTGAATTTATAGAGTCCTTGACGCAAAGAGAAATCATGAATAAATTCGGACTTACAAAATGCAGATTCCGTACATTCTTGGATAACAGTTATCTGATTGATGGTAAATATTGGATAGATGACTCCGCCGAAGATATGCAGGTGACTAGAAACGGATGTCGGAAGATGTTAAAACAGTTTGATGCTTTAACAGAAAACATAAGGAGGGTTGTTGGATGGGAAGCCTAAAAATCAAGCAGAAAAAGAAAGCATTCATTCCATATACAAATAAACAATCTCATATGTTCGCACAGTCTATCCAGAACTGCCAGAAAGAGTTAAAAGAGATGGAGTTAAAAGCCTTTGATGATGGGTTCGAGGATGGAAAGAATTGGTCTGACGTGCTGAATTTTGTGATTTTGTTCTATGTAATGCACGAATTACATGGATGGGGATGGAAACGTTACATGAAGTCCGTAAAAAGAATTAATAACTACATCAATGATATCAATTCTGGAAAAACATCATTGTCTGAAATGGTTGATGATTTGGAAAAGAAGCATCACATTCAGATTTGTGATGATTATAAGGAGCTGATTGAGAGATATGGAGCGTAAAGCTGCACCGATGATTTATATACAGAAT